TTAATATCTTTTTGTTTGGGAAACACCCGTTTCCCATTTGCTTACAGCCTTATCAGATATACAGAGTTGTTCTGACAACTCTTTTTGAGTGATTCCTTTTTCTTTGCGAAGTGCGGCGACAAATGCGCCAAATTTCTTCTTGTCAATATTGAACATTGATTTTGACCTCCTGTGATTGCTAAGAGCATTGTCGCTCTAACGCTGCCATTTAGCAACCGAATGGCAAGCGAGTATATCATTTTGGATGTTGAATGATAGTAGAGTTGAGATATTTCTTTCGTGAAAGGTACACTATTGTTTATTTTATCATTACAGTATCACAAGTTCAACCGTGTACATGAAATGAAAAATGAGTACGAATTAAATGTAGCACCGTTCAAATACTATCACCCGAAATGTAAAATTACATTAGGTGGTGATGACATGAAGAACGAAAAGAGCGAACGCAAATTTGATTTTCGTCCGATGGGGCTTGCGATTAAGAAAGCCCGTGAGAAGAAAGGCATGACACAGGAGCAACTGGCCGACATCATCGGGCGGGACACTCGTACTGTCATGTACCACGAAAACGACGGTCAACATCCGAGCTTAGATATTAAACTGGCGCAGACTGCTTTTGTCTGCATCAGACAAGCCATAAATACCGTCCCGGGCATTGCTGCCACCTGTAGCATAGGTGATACTTCCTTCGCCTTCTTTGATAGCGGATATATCCTGCTGGTATCCCGTTCCTTTGACCGCTTCATAATCAATGATCCCTTTGACTTTTTTCCGGATAACCGGTTCCAGTAATTCTGGAAGGCAATCTGGATCCAAGTTACAATAATCACAGATACTGAGGATGACATCGGAGATGTCAAGATCCCGCGTGTCATCCTTCAGATTGTTTTTTACCGCAATCAACATCTCCGATTTTGTCATGGCTTCTCCTATCCCAGCTTGTGTTTGAATGCCACGATACGGATCTGCTTTGGCTCATAAACTGGCTTCCAGTTCTTTGGGATTGCCACTTCAGTTCTGGACGGTCCCTCAGTCTTTGCTACCTCAGCATTCTGCCATGCAATGCCTCTTGGATGAAGGATCATGGTCTTACGGTTGATCAGATAATCAACACCGGAACCCTTACGCTTTGCGCGATCCGTCTCAGTTGGTACGAAACCAGCCGGATTACCATTGCCGAGAGCCACGGCACCGTTACCAAAAAGGTAGGTAGTGTAAACACCATCTGCTACCGGACAGCCATCATCTACGATAACGCGCTTGCCCTGATAAAGACCGAATGCAACATCATTAGACGGCTGTACCGTTTCAATCAGGTTCTGTTTTTTCAGATATGCCTCTGTTGCAGAGTGCATACAAACACCAGTTAACTGTGCTTTCGCATCTCCCAATTTCTGCTCTGCATCAATGAATGCGGAACCAGACCAATTAGCTTTTGTGCCACTTAATCCAGAAATATCCAGAATATTGGTCTCCAGTCTTGTCTCCGCTGCCGGATCACCGCTGCTTCCTGCCGGCACAGTGCCAAACACACCTTTAAGGATAGCAATCAGTTCTTTCTGCATATCACGTTCCCAAAATCTGGCAACCAGAGATGCGATTGCCATCATCGGATCGGTTCCTGCCAGTGCTGCAGACAGATCGGTTGCAGACCACATCTTAGCACGACGAAGGATCACTGCTACGTCCTTATTGGATGTGATCTTGTTGTCATTAAGATCTGTTCCCTCAATGACCTGCTCAGACTCTCCGGTCAGGTCTTCAAAGAATGGCATATTGACCATTGGAGAAGCCTGGGAAGCCAGGGCATCAAATTCAGTATTGTTTACGATAATTCCGCTCTGTACAAGTGCGGATAACTCCATTGTGCGATTGATCACATATGGGTTAAAAAGTTCCGGGACGATTACGTCCTGTAAAGTTGTTCCTGCCATTTAAAATTCCCCTCTTTCTTAGATCTTTACTCCGGCTGCAGCTGCCAGCTGTCTGGCCTGCTCCGGGTTCTGCTTGAACAGGCGTCCCTGCTCCGTCAGGTTATAAGTTTCTTTTGCGAATGGATTGTTTCCAGGAGGATTACCACCACCGGCCGGATTATATCCGCCTGCTCCTCCAGCACTCTTAAAAAGATGCGGGGAAGCTTCTCTCATAGGCTTTAATACATCGTCCAGACCAACGGGAGCCCCGTCTTTGTCAAAGACAAACTTATCCAGACCGCCATGCTTGTAGATGATGTAATCTGCATCTGTAGCACCAGCCTCTTTCAGCTTGTCTTTTAAGGCATATTCCTTCCTGGTATTCTCTGCAGCAGTTTTAAGACCTGCCACCTCAGTTTCATAAGCTTTGACCTTCTGCTGCAGATCTGCGTTATCTGCATTGTTTTTCTTCAGGTCCTTGATCGTATCATTGGCCGTACTCAGCTCTTTCACCTTGTCATTGTAGTCCTGCTTTGGTACTGCATGCTTCGGGAATTCAGCATTGATTGTCTTCATGGTTGCTTCAACATCCAATTTACCGTCTGTGATTACTGCCTTCTCTAAAATTGTTTTTAACCATTCCATTACGTTTACCTCCATAGATTTTTATTCCCGCTCTCCGGGTATTGGGATCGTCCGGTTATACTCCCGGCAGAGTAGCGCCCAGTTTTATGCCTTATGGCAGGGCATAAAAATAACACCCAGGGCTTGCCTGCGTGCCTTACTGCTCGATCTTATTGCATTTGGTACACCGTCTTACATAACCGCCATAAGAACCGTAAGCCCGGCTCCAATGCTTGCGGTAGTGGTGGCAGCAGTTCTTTTTTCTGAAGAATCTCTGCCTGATCCACGATATAAGCCCCATAAGATCACCTTCTTTCATTTGCGACGTCGCAATTATGCTTCATAGATCACATCTAACCCATAGGCTACCGCTGCATCATGCTCAATCCTGCACCCTCTGGCATTTTCCCAACCCTTACAGAAATAAGCTGCATGACAAAGAGACATATTTTCCAGACTTTTAGCAAGAAAGCAAAGGGGAATCTGTACCACTCCACGTTCTTTCATCTTTTCATTGCTGTACCATTCATCAGTAAATAACGTATTCACAATTTCGTAGCCTTTGGCTTCCAGTGCCTTGATTGCCTGTTCCCTGGTTGCAATAATCTCCTCATCTTCCAATACGCTGCTTTCCTTGGCCCGGTGGAGTTTTGTAAACCTCTTCTATAAGACCATGTTCAATATCTCCACCAACATATCCTTTTCCATACAGCTTATCTAAATGCGCCAATACTTCTTTGTCCCTGACAAGACTTCGGAATTTTTCTCTCTGAGGTTCATACTCTTCATATGTTTTGATTTGCAGAAATTCTTCTTTCAAACTCATCTTATTACCCTCTCAATAAAATCATAAATTTCCTGATGTCCATTTAACTGTTTCTTTTGATACAATCTAAATGGCTCCGAGATAGTTTCAAGCATCCGTTCAGTTTTTATGCTTCCATCTGCATTTATTGCTTCCGAAAGCGAATTTACATATACGCGCCCCTGGTATTCACTTACAAAGTGGTCTCCATGAACAATAAAAACTGTCTGCGGTTGTCCTGATGTGTTGTAATACGTTTCCTGAGTAATATCTGCATCTGTAAGTCCCTCTACCAGATACTGTTTATACGCCTCAACATCTGCCGGATGCATCATGCGATATTCAACCAAATGACCAAACTCATGATAGATATCTTCCTTTTCCGCATTCGATGCAGCATAAATAATACCATTCTCGTAATCACAGGCACTTCCGGGATTTCCCAAATCAACTGTTACATCTGCCATAACACTTTGTACCTTCGGTGGTAATGTAGCATACGCTTCAATAACCGTATTCTTGTCCTCACGGACCTCTATGCCAGCTTTCTGTGATTTGAACTTTATATCTACGATTTTATCATCCGTAGCGGATGATTTCCATTCTTCTTTACTCAGAAACTGCTTCTTCCACTCCGCATAAGTCATGCTTTCTGGCACTTCGATACTATTGCCCTCTACATCCCTTGCGGCCCGTTTACCGTCTGTTGGTGTATCCGGATAATAGGGAACATCCGTACACCTGCAAAATGGATGAAAAGGCGGCATATTCTTTCCTGTTACCGCCTCTGCCACCGGATAGATCTTTCCGTCCAGTTCCCCGCATATTCCACAGGTCTTACTGTCCAATGTAGCCAGGATCTTGTATTTCTCCACACCGTCTTCTTTATACCCGGCATGCGTTGCCTCACTCATCACATAAGAACTCTCCGTATGCAACAGACGATAAGCATCAAACTTCTTGGCCTGCATCTTCTTTGCAAAGTCTTTTACCAGGTTCTGAGGCGGTGTGCCCTGGATTAACATGGTAGTCAGCGCTTCCATGATCTGGCCCTGCAGATGATCCTTCTGCTTCCAAAGTCGGTCTGAAAAGTTGGCACCATTAAATGGATATTTCAGCACATTTTCTATAGTTTGGGGCTCAATCTGGGCAAACTGGGAATGAAAACCACGGTACCGGTCAATATCATACCAGGTGCGATAATATGTATCCTTATACACATCACTCATCATCTTTTCGGATTCAGACTGATAATCAACTGCATACAGCTGCCTCAGGATCGCATCTACCTGGGCTTCCAGAGCCTGGTATCGTGTCATCCTGGCCTTAATGGACATATTATTGACTTTCTGGTTGTATTTGCCAATATTAGCCATTGCCAGATCAATAAACTCCCGAAGCTCCCCTATTTCTGCTTTATCAAGCCTTTTCTGGACTTCTGTATAAGTCAGGCTATTTTCCTCTGCATAGCGCCAATAAAAACTTTCAACAGTCTTTTGGAGATCTCTTTTAGCCTGATTAAACGCTTTTTCCAGCTTGGTAAAATACTGGTTTACCGTCATTTCGCCAGCCTTATACGTTTCTTCCTGACGCCTTTTCCAATAAGACATTACTCATCACCGCCCTGATCAGGGTTCTGACCGTCTCCTGCTTTTGGAAACATATCTGATAATTCGCCAATGCTGCTTTCTTCCTGCGCCTTTAACAGTTCCATTTCCTTTTCCGGATCTTCCACCCATGGATGATGTGCCACGATCGTTTCATCAGAAATAACACCTTTGCTCTGGGTTGCAATCTGAGATAATTCCTGGTCATTTTTAACACTGGTCCTGGTCCAGGTCTGAACTATGGTATCATCCTTGATCTGAATATTATTTAACCGGCAGATGCACCTTATAAACCGACCAAAACCCAGTTTAAATTCCGTCTCCTGCAGCCCAGCCTTCTGTTCCAGGAGGGAATACAAAAACTGCAGCGCAACTCCGGAACTGTTTCCAAAATTTTGAGGGTCCGGATCAATACCCATTCCCTGTTCAAAGATGCACTTCCTGGTAATCTCTAAAAGCTTTTCCCTGGCATCCACTGGCAGCTCGATTGTCAGTGTAGAGACACCCGAATGATCACCGTCTCCGTCACTTTCAATCTGGATAGCCTTATAATCTTTCAGATCCCGGAGGAACTGCCCCAGATCTGCGCCACCATAATTCGTCAGTACAAAGATCACTTCCTGGATATCTTCCAGATCATTTACGAAACCACTGAACACCTTACAGTAGGTGTCGATCAACGGCTTGATGTTCTTCAGATCATCTGTATCAATGTTATTATTGAAGAACGGGAAAAAAGGCACCTCACCAGCTCCATGCAGATAACTTTCCGAGTAATCACATAATGCCGGATCTACCAAAAACATCTGATACGGCAGCAGCTGATCCAGCTCATCTCCGGCTCTTAACCGGTATGCTGCACACTCCGTCTCATTCCAGTATTCATAAATGATATAGGTATCGCCAGTTTCTTCATCAATATTCGGATAGCTCCGAAACACTCCCAGGAGTTCTTTCTCTAAGTTATCGGACCACACTGGGATCACCTGCTCCGCAGGAACTACTGCATACTTCCATGTTCCTTTCTCATCGTGCCAGACATGTAGCCAGCCAACTGTACAGTTTGATGCCTCAATACACAGGTCCTTACATATCTTAGGGTATTTATCCCCAAGAAACTTTACTAATGCCTTGTTGGCATTCTTATTCCCCAGATTAAAAAGCGGAGGCGCTGTGAACATGTAGGAAGCCTTCTGATTGACCAACAGGCCATGGAAGTTAAACGGGATCCGGTTATCCGCATTCCGCAAAGGCTTTTCTTTCTTCTCACGTTCCTCTTCTAACGGCGGAAACATGATATCTGTTTCATTTCTGTAATACGCTCTGGCTTTGGCTGCCTTCGCTATAAAATCGGTATGCCCCTGCTGATACTTCCGGATCAGTTTCTTTATCACTTCAATGTCCATTTTCATCCCCTCACTTCAAAATCTTAATTCCATTTATTCTGCGAATGATCGTATAGCAAAAATAGCGTAGGGCGTCCAGCGCGTGATCATGCTCTTTCACTGGCTTGTCTTCTCCACGCTCTCCCGCCTTCGCATCCCAGATATAGGACGCAAACTCCTTGATCAGATTCTCACAAGACTGGTCTATAAAAATAGAACCCGAAAGCAGCAGAGTTGCCACAAATCGGATTCCATCTAAAACATCATTTTTTGCTTTCTTTACTTTGTATCCATCCTTCTCAAGCTGGGCCTTAAAGGATGCTGCCGCCGGATCCAGGATTACTGCCCGGATTTCCTCTCCGGCAAGCCATACCGTCAGATCTTCGGAAAATTCTTTATCGGTTTTCTGTCGGCCCTTATCCCTGCCAGAGTAATAATACTCCCGGCGGCAGTACCACTTACCGTCAGCACCTTTGCTCCAAAGCAGAAAAGCCGTAGGGTTCTGAGTACCATAGTCACAGCTGACATACTTATCACCAATCCAGAATTCATGACCTGTTCTTTGACGATACTCTGTCGCAATCGCCTCTGCATCTACTACGTTTTTGTCCTGGTTGAACATATCGTAGATGATACCTTCTGCCATTGCCCAGAGCCCTTCAATGTATCGCTTGAAAAACACACCATGGTACATGCTCCGGTATCTAGCCTTGATTGCTTCTGACAGACTCAGATTATCATCCATGGTAAAATGCAGATACAGGAGCTTTTTTAAATTCAGCTCTACGCCTTTTGCTTTGGACTCTTCCTGCAACTTGGTAACCTTTTTCTTGCCCAGGTATCCAATGGCCTTATCGACCCAGTTGACCTTGAACCAGTGATATGGTCCGTCCGGGTTGCAGTTAAACCAGTACTTGGAACCTTCTACAGAACAGCGGCCCGTTGCCTGGTTCACAAAGCTCTCTGGCATCAGCGCAACTTCATCACAAAACAGACCAGCCAGCGTAATACCCTGGATCAGGTCCTGGCTACGCTCATCCTTGCCACCAAAGATATAAAAGTAATTCGTGATGCCATTACGTGTGATCTCCACCAGGTTATCTGCCCTGTGATCCGTAACCTTATAACCACGGCTTTTTAGCATCAGCTTAAGCCAGAAAAGAACGTTCCTACGGAAGGATCCTATCGTCTTTCCGCACATAGCGAAGTTCTGACCGCTGAAATTTTCCATTGCCCAGAATACAAAAGAAAGCGACATACAGACTGTCTTACCTGATCTGATTGCTCCGTCAGCAATGATACCGTCATAATCCTTTACAGGGCTGTTTGGCAGCCACCATGTAAGTATCTGTTTCTGCCTGCGGGAAAACGGCTGAAACTTAAATACCTGGACCTTCGTTAAAACTCCACGCTGTTGCTTCATAGCCTGTAGCTTTGCCTTCATCCCAGCGATGCGTTCCTTAATCTTCATCCGCATCCTCCCACAGTTCCTGTGCTTCGGTATTCAAAGCTTCCAGAAAACCGTCATCTTCAACTTCCTGCTCCTGTCCGCCAAGTTTCAATGCAGCCAGATCAACCTTCATGGTTTCAATTTCTAATCTGGCATCATCCACACTATACCGATGCAGCGCATCAATAGCAGCCTGCTTTCTGGCCTGTACACGGGTCAGCGCATCCTCAATGTTCTGGATCTGCCCCAGCTTTCCACGATATTCCAAAAGATCCGTTTCCTTATCATTTTCAAGACCTTTCTTGTGGCCTACTGCAGTCATGCCAGTCTCACCGGCAGCAAGCTTATTCTCTTCATTTGCTGCGTTGCGCAGCAACTCGATCCGCTTAAGCATCCGGCGCTCTCTGACAGTTAAAAGCTGTATCTCCTGCATAAGAAGCGCCTGCTTGTCCTCTGGTACTGCCTGCACCAGGCGCTGCTCCTCCAGATTCAGGCAATCAAAAAGGAGAGTCTCAAACTCTCCCGTAGTAACTGCATTCTTATTTTTTCCCGGAGCAGAGCCGCCCCTGTTTCCGGCAGCGTTCTTATTTCCTGGCTGGCCGCCTTTCTTTTTCGCAACGTTGCGTTTCTTCTTTTGCAACGTTGCATTATCCCAGTCATATCTATTCTTCCAGCTTCGGATTGTCCCCTCCGGGATTTTCAGAAGATCTGAAATTTCAATCAGTTTCTTACCTTCCAGGAACAGATCTCTGGCCTGTTCCATTCTGGCATCCGGCGCTCTGGCCATGCACCACCACCTCTCATTCGTGTTTGTTTTTGGGTATAGAAAAGGAGCCACGCGGGGTGGCTCCTAAACTAAATCTTTGAACGTTGTTTTTCTATTTCATCTACCCCTTTCAAAAATTCAAAGTCTGCTCCAACATATTTCAACAATTCAATCGTCACATTCCTTCCTTTTTGTAAATATTCTTCCGGCTGTTCCATGCTTTCTATAGCATCTTTTGCTAATTGTAAAATATGTAAAAATTGATTATCTTTAATATTTTGACATCTCCTAGACCATTCATCAACACCGCTATTTTCATAAATAGCCTTTGTTTCCCCTATAAAATTTCCTATTATAATGATTATGTTCAAATACAGCGAATATGGATTAGCTTTTTTCTTAAATACGTCCTCTGGTATTTTTGATATATATTCCAATATACCAGAAAAACTATCTGGTACAATTTTAAAAGCCCAATACGATGCCAAACACTCATCTAATAAATTACTCATTCCACATTTGACATATCCTAAATCAGTACTATCTTTAATCAAAGAAAACAATGTACTATATTGTTCATTATTTATTAAATGTTGCATTTCATGAACTAGAGTCCCTAAAACTTCTTGATTATCTATTGTATTACTTTTCTCATTATAAGCATCAATAAAAGACTCATATTTTAATCTAATTTTCTTTTCTTTAGGTATTGCAACTCCTTCTACTTGACAAGCAAAGCATTCTGAACTCTTCGGCAAAAATTCTATAATTTTTAAGTAATAGTATTTCTGTCCAAACACATCTTTTAAAAATTTTTGAATTACAGCCTCTATTTTTGCATCCTTATCTAATCGTCTATCCCCAATATTATATAAAAATTTCATCTAACGTCACCATTTTTCTTTTTATCATACCTCAAATTTTGGCAAAAGAAAAGCACCCATCTCACGACAGGCACTTTCAAAAAGGAGAAGGAAATACCAATAGCAACTAAAATCATCGGAACGGAAGGACTCGAACCCTCGCTTAGGACACAAGCCATTGCTCTCCCTACTGAGCTACGTTCCAAGGGGGAGGCAACAAGCTTTCGCCTGCTGCCTGGTGGGGTTTAACGTAAGCCGCCGGCTGTATGCCTTTGGCTTCCACTTTATTCTATTACGAAACAAACGAATAAAACGAACTTTTTACACAATATTATGTTCTTTTAAATACTTGTCTCTAATCATCAGCCTTGGATAATCTGGACTATTACTGTATCCAATCTTTGCAGCAATCCTGTCCCACGTCATTCCCTCTATGTAAAACATTCGGAACACATACCGTGCCTGACCGTCTTCAATGGATTTTATCCAGTCCTCTACAGCCTTGCAGCGTGCTTTCTTGTTATTTAAGATCTTCTCGCGACGGTCATGTAATTTCCAGTCAAAACCTGAAACTGCTTTGGGCTGAGGATAACCTTTCCGGTAGTCCATAACAACGCTGACGCCGATCCCGTTATCCCCTTCCATCATTTCTACCAGTTCCAATTCCAGGACTACGATCTCTTTCTTAAGCTTCCGGTAACTGCTCAGAAGTTTCCTGGTTATCTTTATCTTCGCCAATGGTATCACCTCCTCGTAGTTTCGGATCCGGGCAAAGGCTTGTCCCCGCATAGGCTGGCATCCTGGCTGACCAGGTTGTAGGCTTCGGCCCGTTAATAATCTCATGGTCTGATGCGGCTATGGCACTTTTTCTTTGCAGCTGGTTTGCCTTTCTCTGGGCCTCTGACTTTACTAATCCCATTGTATTCTCTCCCTTCTTACGCATGGCAGCTATCACATACTCCACGTTGGGATTTACTCGTTTCCACATTACGCTTCTAATTCTTAATTTCCTCGTAATACCTCTTTTTTGCTTCGCTCAGGATTACCATGTCCATATTTAATCAATATCGCCAGAATAATCTTCATTCCACAAGGCTTCAAAGTTTTCAATCGTCCTTTTGACTGCATTCTCATAAGTCTCTGCTTCTTCATCAGACAAGCTTCGATTCGCAATCTCCGGCGGTTCAAGTCGAACTATTCCGTATTTTTCACGGATCATTGCTCTTGTCATAAGCCACCACCTTCCCAACTCTTAACTTACCAATCAAATCTTGCCATGTTCATAAACTCAAGTGGCATGGAACCACCAAAGAGATCATTAGCACCGTCGATAATGTCTGGATCTACTCCGTCCGCTTCCAGCTGATCGTCAAACATTGCATCATTGCAGATAGATCCATACTGTGTTCTCGAATGTTTCCTGATATATTTCTTTCCGTTACGTAATTCAAAAATCTCCGTACAACTGTTTTCTGTAGCCTCGATTGTATATCTCATGTATTCTTCCTCCAAATCTTAATTTTGCTTTATTCTCCATAAACAATATTCCTTGCAATCTCATACAGATACGGGTAATCATGAGGGTTGAAATTAAACCCATACAACTGAAAGAATGCATCATTGCTCATCTTGAACCATAATACAGCCCATTCAATTAAGCTTTTTCCTTTATATCGGCGTACTGCGTACCGTGCTTTTGCTCTACTCCGCGCTAAATTATGTACTTCCATGACATCCTCCCTGATCTTAATTCACCGCCATATAAATAAATGGCAAAAATAGGAACCACATAATATCATTTACTGTTCTCGGCTGGATTTCGCCGTACAGTAACAGCTCTAATCCCATCCAGACCAAGGCCAGGACTATCCAAATATATACAGCCTTTAATGTTCTATCCATTGACCTGTCCTTTCTTGGCTGACATCATGCTCTTATTCGCCGGATTTTCCAGTTCAATCTGTATACCCTGCTTCTGCGGCTCTTTTACTCCTGTCATGCATTCTCTGATGTATCTATGCGGCACATCACATCCCACCGCATTCATGGCTATTTCATACTGCGTAGCCTGTTTCATCAGTTTATAAAAATCTGAAAACTTCACCTGCACTCTGTCCTCTGCGCCAAACGTATCTGCTAATCCCATTTCATTTCCTTCCTCCATCTTTTTTCAAATGCTCGCATACTGTACTTGGTGCAAGCTGCATTTCCTCAGCGATCTGCTTCATGCTCCATCCTGCATTGCGAAGCGCTTTCATTTTTCCAACATCAATCTGCTTTTTGTTTGGTGCTTCTGGCTTTGGTGGCTCCGGCTTCTCCTTGGTTTCCACAGATGTCTCTGTTGGCTTCTCTTCCACAGCCTTCGGCTTTGCTACTTCTGCCGGTGCCTTCTCAGCTGGCTCTGTCTCTCTTTTTTCTTCCTCCAGCACAATCCGGAAGAACTCACATCCAGCCAGGATCTTCTTCAATGTCAGGAACTCATAATCATCCAGGTTCTTGGGTTCCGGTACTACCGGCTGGAGCACTCCCACCATAAGCCCTCTTTTATGCAGTTCCAGTGCCTCATCTATTGCAATTTGTTTTATGATCATTGCCCTTCTCCTTTTTATTCAGATGAGGCTCGCATTCACCCCGTGCGAACTTGGCTTCATCATGAAAGCAGTAATAACGCCCTGGCCTTCCGTTCCCATCATAAAATTTTTTATAGCTGCAGTCTTTACAGTTCATTTCTTTTCCCCTCTCTGTATCTCTTTCAGCTTTTCAATTAAAGCTGTCCTGTTTACCCGGCAATCCCTAAAGAACTTTCCAGGCTCCAGAAGATACTCCTCATTTGCTCCATACCCTTCCTTGTACCTCATGGCAACATCAGCTTTCCAGTCATAGAGCATGGAGTGATACGTCTTGATAACGAAGCTTGTCCCATCTGGAAGATCATATCGGTAATACCGCTCACCGGTCTCCTGGTTATCGATCCAGAGTGTCCAGGTCTCATACGCATCAATAAAAGCTGCTCTCTGGTCATTGTTTTTAAGCTGTGGAAGCTCTGGCTGCTTCGGTCTATCCTTTTTCTCTTCCAAATCTTCCAGCTCACACAGCATGGAAGCCAAAGCACCTACTTCCAGCTTTTGCATTCTGATATGCTCATCTGACTTATCAATGCCGGGAGCTCTCAGACATTTGCTAAGAAGCTGCTTTTTTCTCTCCAGCAGTTCTCTCAGGATTTCCATGTCTGTACGTTCTTTCATTTCATTTTCAGAAGCTTCGGTATCCGTTTGCGACGTCGCAATCTCTTCCTCTGTCTCAGGGCGATCAGCCGAACTGTTGCATTCAAGCTTGCACTCCCCATGTTTGGCACACTCCCAGCAGCACTCATGGGCACAGTCTGTTCCACTTCCGGGCCGGTGCATATATTTTTCTGGCAAAGAACACTCATATTCTGGGCGGTGTAAGCAATGACCCATTTGCTGCTTTTCGGCAGCATCTATAGATTCATTCCGCTGCTCATTGGCAGCAGTCTCTTCCGGGAGCAGTTGCGACGTCGCAATCTCCGCATCTTCCTCTTCAACCAATTCCGTAATCGATATTTCCTGGCTAATAGGCTTACCTGCCACCGACTGGACCATATTTTCATCCTCTTCCACATCAAACAGCTCCGCCGTTGATGCTTCAAAGCTTTCCGCCCTCTCTTCCGGCATAACCCCAGGGATATCTTTTAACTCTGTCTGCCCAGGTATCTCTATGTAAGGGACTTCCTTTGGTCTTGCCATGCTCCGGATCTCCCGGACGGTCATATCCGGTGTGACCTGCTCCAGCTGCTCATCGCTCATGCCAAGCATCTCCTGCAGCTGGCTCTTACTGAAGTCCTTAAACCTATCATCTATGAGCGGACTGTTCCCGCCCCTGGAAAACCTTGTGTTCCTGGTGATGTACCTGGATGTGGCAGAGGCACTGAGACCAAACCTGTCCATGGCATACTCATTGACGTTCTTATATCCTGCTTCCAGATACAGTTCATTGTCCCTGATATGCTTCAGGTAAAATCCCGTTGCGATCACACTGCGTACGGCTGACTGCAGGTTGGACCGGATAAATACCTCTGCATCTTCCAGGGATACATCCCGGTACCACTCCGCGCCTGTATGTTTTACCACTTCCGGAGTATCCAGAACTGCTGTATTCTCTTCCATTTTCCTTCCCCCTTTTTTATCTGCGGTCGATCCGCAGGATAAACTCCCTGTTATCGGTATCTTCCACGATAAAATCATCTCCTGCCTTGCACAGCCTCATGTTGTCCAGCTGTGCGTTACTCATCGTGCACCAGAAGAAGCTCACACGTAAGATGCTCCTCATATAGGCTCTCCTGGCTATGATCTGGTCCTTGTCCATGATCTTTGCATAATACCCGCCGGCTCCCTGGTCAACTCTATGCCTTGCCAGCTCCGCCGCCTGCATTTCTTCCATCTTCTCCATCTGTACCGCCGCCTAACTGCAGCCTTCCTGCTGCCATTCTGATCTGGTCATCTAATCTCTGTCTGTTTTCCTGCCGGATCCCTGGCGGAAGCATTCCTACACGCTTCATCTCCTGGAGCTTAGGACCATAGGAATCACGGAAGAATGCACGTTCCGCCATGATGTTCTCGCTCCGGCAGATGTTCTGCCAGCCAATGTTCTTCACCACGCTCCTGCACGGTTCCGGCAGGCTTTCCAGGGCTTCTGCTTCCTGCATGTACCCATAAGCCCTTACTGCCTTCAGGACCATTCCCCAGGCATCATCTATGCTTGGTGCTTCCGGATCCCCTGTCTGTGTACAAAGCTTCCGGATCTCAGCTGCGGAAGGGAAGAAATTATTTGTAGCCATCAGCTGCCTTACTGCGTTCTTGCACTGCCCATAGGGGATATCCCCGATCAGTTCATACCAGATATCCATGGATGCCGCACTCTTTGTGATCTGGTTCCTGCCATAATACTCTTCCATGGCAGCTGCCAGTGCTGCGAATTCCCTCTTATCCATTCTCTGCCCACCTCCTGAGCCGTTCTGCCTTATCATCGGTTGCTCTTGCCGCTGTCTTTCCTGACTGCGACTGCATGTAAAGAGTTTCAAACTTTTCCCGGAATTTCTTGGTGCTCCGGATATTCGCCTTCCAGAACTGGTTTGTGACCGCATACTCCAATGCGGTGCGGATCTGCTCCTCTGTCCGGTGGTCAATGCGGAGCATCCGTTCAATGTGGACACACCACTGGGACCTTTCTTCGTCGGTTGCCGGAACCCTGGCTCCCGGGAATCCTTCCAGACAGGAATGGATCAGGGTATTGACACAGAGCATCTCAAAAGAATCCGGTGAAAACAGGGTTGCTGCTCCTGCTGCAACGCCACTCTCTTTATTTACTTTTATTTCTTTTTCTTTACTTTTCTTTTCTTTACTTTTCTTTATGTAATTTTTCCGGGAATTATCGTTATTCTTCCGGGAATTATCCTCATTTTTCCGGGAAGAATGAAAAGAAGGGTTCACTTTAATAAAGGGTTCCGTTTCATCCGCTTCCAAAAGCCAGAAACCCTTTATTACCACCGGTGTCTTTTTGGCGCGTTCCTTAACCGCCAGCTGATACCGTTTCTGTATTCCGGGTGAGGTGAGGATAGTGTCCGACTTGAAAAGTGTGCTGTCCAGTAGTGACCGTTCAAGCAAGAATGTCAGCACCTGCTCTATGAACCCATCTGAGAGATTCAGGTCTGCTGCCAGGATGAACTTAAAATCATCGTTCCATTCCATGTAGTAGCCTTTTTTGTAGATCTCGCAGAGTAAATAGATATATACCGCGATCCCGTTATTGCCAAACCTGGCACGCAGGATCCGGATCTTATTATCCGTGAAAAAATCGACATCAAGAGGAAAGTAACTAAGACCTGGCTTCTGCTGTCTTGGCATTTTCCTTTCCTTCCGTTATCTGCTGTCCAGCCTCCCACTCTTTGTAGAGCTGGATCCAGTCTTCTAATCTCATGGTGACCAGCCATTCTGACCGGTCCCTGCGGTGGAATACACACGGCTTTTCCCCAGTCCTGGCGTCCCTTTTGGACTATTCCATGGCTTCCTGGAGGTTTAACCGTTCCACTCTCTTACATTCTATATGGATGCCTGGGAGACCGATCACATCCGCGTCACCGCTGATCCCGCAGAACTGCTGCCCTCTGCGGCAGTCATAGCCGTGGTCTCTTAACTTTCCGGCCAGTTCCCGTTCTCCACGCTTTCCTTTTTCCCGTTGTGATTTTCCCATAACGATCCTCATCTTTCTTTAAAAAGGGGCGGCGGTCAGCGAATTGGGTTCATGGTCCGCCCCTTCAGGTACAACACCTCTGGTCATTTAATATCGTGACATATAAAACTGACCTTCAAGGTAATAAAACAAGCTTTTTCAAACACAACGGATTATCCGATGATAGTAATGCGGTTTCTGAGTTCCATATCCTGTTCTGACAGGACTAACTCCAGATAATCTTTGATCTTTCTTACTGCTTCTGTCTTCCAGATGCCGCCCTCTGCCTCCACCAGCTTAAATTCTGGTGTGCCTCTGTCTCCAATACGGAATACAAACTGGCTGACCGGCTGTTCTACTTCCTGGAAGGTACGGTAAGGTCTTAACTGGACCGGGTTTGGTACGATCGCATCTGCCTTGGCTGCTACTCCCACAGTCATAGTTGCCACCTGGGTACAACCGTCATCGGAATAGGTCTGTTCATTCTTTCTTTCAATATTTCCGGCAAGCAGGAGCACTGCATCCAGATCCGCTGTTTTTGCAAAGTTAGCCTGCAGGCTGATCATAAAACTTTCCTGGTCGTACCACTGGTCAAAGTGGAAGCCGGAAACCTGGGCATCTGTTTCAAACAGGACCTCTCTTTTACGTTCCCCATCCAGGGCAGACATCAGCCTGACTTTTGTAGGACTTACTACATGGATGATCATCCTTCTGCCTTCCGTAAACTCTTCCCTGCAGTTTACGATGTAATCTGCCAGTGCTGAAAGGGTCGTGGCCTTTACAGGATCGGCATAATTAGCCGTATCATATCTTCTCAGTGTCTTGTTGGCATATGTATGGCCGCAGATCTCCACTACTTCTGTTTTCTCATTTTCCCTGGCAAGATCTTCCACATGCTCCAGGGCATCTTTTAAACCTTCTAACATCGATCATCTCTCCTTTACTCATTTATCTTTTTTATCATGCCTGCTGTCTTCTTAAGTCGATCGGCCCGTTCCTTCTGTCCTCAAAGATCTCACCGGTCTCCGGATCCACCCTTCTGCCGGGGCTGACCTCTTCATAAGCAGCTGCAGGGATCTCCTGTACCGGATTGACCTGTGGAAGCCTGCTTCCCGGCTCTGACATATCAATACGGCCCGTACTGGAGTCCTGTCCCACCAGGAACATGGTCTCCGCTTTCTTAAATCCGGCCAGTTTCGGCTTCACGTTATACTCTACCTTCAGGTTCCCACGCCCGGCCGGTTTGAACTTGATATTGATCGTCATTTCCCTGGCAGCTTCCGGATCCATGTTCGGATCCAGGATGTTCCTTCCGATCTGTCTCAGGGCCATGTTGAACTTCTCCTGCAGCCCGCCATTGCCAATGCTATCAAATGTTATCGCCATGCCTTGATCACCTCCTTTCTATCATGCTTTCTAATTGAAAAAGTCATCAGCTGCATCCATCTGTGGCTGTGGCATTGAAGGAACAGGCTGCTGCACATCTGCTTTTTCTTCAATAACCGGCTGTGTCTGCGGATCAATCACATCTCCTGCTGCATACTCCGGCTCTGCAGCTCCCATTTCTTCCGCTACATACATGCCTGCAAATGACTGCGGAAAAGCTTCCCTTAATGCCTGCACTGCTGCAACTTTCCGGATCATGGTTGCAGGCTTCTTGGACCACTGCGAATTAAGGCTTCCGTCTTTCTTCTTACCTGCATACTCATCAAAAGAAACCTCCATGCGGAAACTGTGACTTCTGTCTTTGCGAAATACTTCTGCATAGCCTCCCACTAATATTTCACCGGAAAGCTTCAACGTTCCCTGTCTGTAACTAATCTCACCTGTTTCTTCGTTCTGGACAATGATACCTGCTTCCATGCCGTCATAGCTTGCATGTGCCTCTGCCCTCTTGAAATATGCGTCCTTTCCAACTACCAGAGTAGCAGGCTCATTTCCATACTTGATGCAGTACGCTTCACGAAGCCATGGATTAAGACCGGTAAAGCGGCACAGGTTGATAAACATCGCAACTTCCTGATCAGATACCCTGTCCTTATCCCCGCTGATCAGATAATTCTTTACTGTTCCAGGTGTAAGTGTTACCTGCATACCGTTTGCCATATACTTTGTAGTTTCTACCTTCTGTACCGGCTTATTTACTAATTTGTTTGCTACTGCCATTTCTATGTCCTCCTCTTACTGTTTCGGTACCGGCTCAAACCGGATGCCGTTCTCTTTTAAGAATCCTTTTAACTTCATCAGCTGCTCCCTGGTGGCATAGACCCGGAAATCGATCACATTGACCGGCTCTTCCACGGTCTCCATTTTAGGTTCTTCTGCCTTAACCGGTCCTGCAGGATCTGCCTGTACGTTTTCCTGTCTTCCGGCTGCCATCACGCTCTCAGCTGCGGCTTTCCTCTGTGCTTCCTGCTCTGCCTTTCTCCTTGCCATTTCTTCCTGGTAAAGCCTGCGGTTCTGTTCCTCTGCCTCCAGCTGGTTTCTTTTTGCCATGGCCGCGCCGATATCATAAGTCTCCAAAAAGATTTTCTTCATATCACCGGCATAAGGGCTGTCCACTTCATTTAAGACAGCCAGGCCCTCATCCACCCTCTGGATCAGCGCCAGGATCTCTTCCTTAATGGACTTCATTGTAGTGGAAGCAAGGGCATATCTTGGCTGCATCACACGTTCAAACGGAAGATACTTGCCAATGTCATGGATGTTATCCTCATAGAACTCCCTGACCTTGGCGGTCTTTTCCTCACGCAGGCGTTCTTCATAGCCTTTGATCTGATCATCAATGTTAGAGGCTGCTTTCTGGATCATGCCTGTAATTTCCTGGACCTCTTTTCCGAACTGCTCATCCGGCTCCAAGAGCTTCTTACGGATACGGGTACGTTCCTTCTTTAATGCATCTGATACCTTATTCAGTTTGGCCCTGTCTTCCTTGGCCTTTTTAATCATGTCATCTGTATAAACAGAATTGGCATAGCTTTCTATTGCTGCTGCGATCTCCTTTTTAAGTTCGTCATAGTTCCAGTCGATCTTCTGGATAAAGCCCGTATCCTGCGGGCTGTAGATCTTCAATTCCATCATGTACGCTCTCCTTTTCCTATATTGCCGGGAGAATCAGATCCGGCCTGGTACCTGTGATCACACAGTTCCAGAACTTCCGTTCTGACTCTACCAGACACTCTATATCCTCCTCGACTTCTTTACGTTCAATAAAGTAATGTCTTGTCTCGATCCGCATCCGTTCCCCTTGTCCACTTTTGATCTGGGCCTTTAGGACTGCAAAATCGTATTCTGTTACTGCCAGATAATGAAGTACCTGGCAGAAGTAATTATCCGGGATCTTATCCCTCCATTTCTCCCACTGGGAACCCTGAAGGATGTTTGTGGTCTTGATCTCCAGGATCCCATGACGTCCGGTACTGTCCAGAAGCTCCCCGTCTAAAGAAGCATGCATCCAGGGATACTTAGAATTGGTAAACATGTTATCCGGATCATAAAAGACTTTGTATTCCGGATGATCCAACGCGAACAGCGCACGAAGATGTTCTTCCGCCTCTGTTCCATACTGGACATAATCCTTATCAGAAATGTCTTCCGGAAGCACCAGTCCTACCTTTTCTTCCCAGAGTTGCACGTTATCCTTATAAGGATTTAGTCCCACACAGGCAGCCGCATCCGAACCGCCTATATGGTTCTTTCTCCCCTGCAGCCACTCTTCCCGGCTGTTAAACAGCTTTTTAGTTACCATTCGTAAGCCTTTCTAACATCTTTGCTTTGCAGCTTTCCCCAACTTTTTCCATAAAAGTTGTCAACATAGCAATTGCATGATAATCGTCTTCTGCAAGAGTATTAATCGCATCTACCGTAGCATCTGCTAAACCTTGAATCATCGCAGAACTTCTTAATCCTTTGCCACCCATTACAGCTAACTGAATCTGCTGCTCTTCTTTCTTGGAACCCAAACCGATTGCCACAACCAGTTCACAGTCTTCAATTTTTCTTACTCTTCCGTCATCCAGTGTAATCTTCGTTTTTACCATCTTGCTTTTCTCCTTCTCCCTCCGTATAATGAGGGTGTAAAATGTTTTTATTACCGGACCTTCCGCAGTTACCGCTGCCTGGGTCCTTTTTTTAATTTAAACCTGTTCATCAGTAGCTCCCCCAGCATGCAAGCATGTATCCTACAAGCATTGCCGCTGCCGTAGCAGCTATCATTGCGGGAACAGCCTGATAAACTAAATCAATGATCCAGTCATTTTCTGCTTCAGCAATTCGTTTTTTAATAGTGACCACTTTTCTACGCCCATCCATAGAAGTAACCACAAAGCTATGCTTATCAGTTATATCAACACGGCTACCTGGCACTGATTTGAGCGTATATCTTTCAATACGGTCTTTTGAAATTTCTCTTCTCATATACACCTCATTTCAACGTTCTAACCTGACCATAACGACCAACTTCAACTTTCGGAAAAGCAGCTGCTTTTCTTTCCCGCGTTCGCTCCGGTGGATTTATTTCCATTCCACTATTGACCCATGCCTGAATATCTTCTGGCAGTGTATCAAGGTTGATCAGAATCTTGCGTCCACGGTGTACACTCTTTACAGTCCCCTGTGATACAAGAGCCCTGAAACACCGCAATGTGATTTTGCTTTCTGGATCCTGATCGATAAGCCAGCTATAAGCTTCCGGTATCCCTCTTAACCGCGGAATAATACACATTCTTTCTCACCTCCTACTCCAACAGCTTCTCAATGGGTAAATGAGAACCGTTAATATACTTGTTTTCCTTATCTCCCTAGTGATATACTTTCCATACAGGCGTTGCAGCGCCGAGTACAAAAGGAAGGAGAAATTACCCATGGATTTCAAAATCAAAATAAAATGTCATAAGTGCATGTGCAAATTTGAACTTCGACCTGAATCAATCAATTGCACTAAAATTATTTGTCCTAATTGCACTTCCGAAGTTAAACCCGAATATTCTGCACATATATTAAACGGAATAAGAGAACTTAGTCTTGTCCCAGAAAGCTATTCCGACGATGATGAACTCATTTATCCGCAAACAGGTTTTTCTTTTGAAGTACAACACTATTCATCGATACAAGGACTTAAAGAATAGGGAACATCATTTAATGCTTCTAAAGTAATATCAAAAACTTTTTTCGCCTGGTTATATGACAGCCCGCTGCTAATAACCAGGTCACCTATTTTATTAGATATCTGAATCAACTTTTGATTTGAAATTTGTTCTTTTACACCATTTGTTCTATTCGTTTTCCTCGCCTCCTACTCCAACAGGTCTTCAATCTGAACCCCAAAGTATATCGACAATTTTCTAAGGCTCTCAATACTTGGCATGGATCGTCCAGACTTCCAATTTGAAAATGCCGTCTGGCTAATTCCGGTTTCTTTTGATATCTGATATACCGTTTTGTTCGTTTTTTCTAAAAGATCCTGAAATTTTTTGTACAAAATACCATCTCCTTTCCGTAAGTATACTATTGAAAATACTTTCGTGCTGTGATATACTTTCAGATATAAAACTACCACATCTTATAAAAGTAAGCATATCGCAGTTGAAAGTATTTATTTCGCTTGCTTTCGCTTGCGTAAGTAAATAATACAACATTTAATGTTAGTAGTCAAGTGATTTTACTAACTTTTGCGAAAGTATGCTATCTTTGTGAAAGGAGCACAAAA